GACAAGACGCAATGGTGACGCCAATGTTCTGGTCAGGAAATCTGACCTGTTCGAACCGCGCTCTCCAAGGCGTGATCCACACTTAAAGGAAGGGGAACTGTAATGACCATTGCAGCAGTAATGGGGATTGACCCCACAGCAGTCGCTGACACTCCTGAATTTCAGTTGGGTCAGCTTGGTGCCATCGTTGACGACACTAACGGCACACGCATCTACAAATATGTCCAGTATGACACTGGCAGTGGAAGCGTGGCAGCAGTCAGCGGTAACGCCGCCTACTACTACACACTGGACGGCTACAAGCTGTTCAAGGTGACGTCTGATCTGTCCGACTCTATTGAGATCGGTGCAGGCATTCTGCAATCAGCGCCGACTGACGGCCAGTATTGCTGGGTGCAGATCAAGGGCATGGCAACCATGAACGCAGCCCTGACAGCAGGCGCTGACGGTGACCCGCTGACACCAACAGGTTCAGCAGACGGCAAGCTGGATGTTTCAGCAGATGTAACAGATAACGTCTGTGCCATTGCTGGCGACATCAGCGACAAGGAAATCATCTGCGATTTCCCAATGTAAACCCACGGGGGCGGGGCAACTCGCCCCCTTTTCTATGCAATCGGGAGGATTGATATGAGCGAAAAGGGCATCTTTTTCGAGCGAGAACTTAACGGCCAAAAGCGTGACTTTTGCCGGATTGAAATTGCAGGCGTGCGGGACATCTGGGAAGGACCAGCGCGGCCAGAAGATTTGCAGCGCTTTCCTGCCGAATGGAAGGCGTACAAAGGCAAAAAGAAAAAGCCGCGCACCAAAGGCACCGGCCTAGCAGAACTGCCAGGCATGACAGAGCCACGCCGGACTGAACTTGAACTGCACGAAATTGAAACGATTGAAGCACTGGCCGCAGTAGAAGAAGCAACGCTGCGCGGCATTGGTGAGCCATATGTCGAGTTGGCCAAGATCGCCAAGCTGCAAGTCGAAGCGACAAAGAAAAAAGATGACCTAGTGGTCGAGGTGGCTGTGGCGGCCCAGACCTTGGCAGAAGAGGTAAAACATGAGCCTGCTGACGATAGCGCAGAACGTAGCTGACTTTACCGGGTTTGAGCGTCCGACAACAGTTGTCGGCAACACAGACCCGATTGCACGGCAGTTGCTGGCCTTTATCAACCGTGAGGGCAAGCAACTGATGCGGTCAAACAACTGGCCCATTCTGCTGAAGGAACACACTTTCAGCACGGCCAATGGCACGCAAAGTTACGATCTGCCGACTGATTATGATCGGTCTGTTGGTTCAACAATGTACAACCGCACCGATCTAGATCAGATGGTCGGGCCTATCACGCCGCAGCAGTTCCAAAAAGATCGCTACGGCACAGCATCTGCTGGCATCACACAAAAGTTCCGTTTTAAGCCAAGCAGCAACGCGCTCAAGTTCGATGTCACGCCAACACCGACATCAACAGAAACCATTGGGTATGAGTATGTCAGCGGCCACTGGTGCCAATCAGCAAGCGGCACATCACAGGCAACAATGGCTGCTGATACCGATATTGGCATTCTTGATGAAACACTGATTGAGATGGGCGTCACTTGGCGGTTCAAGCAGAACCACGGGCTGACCTATGATGAGGATTTCAGGCAATACCAGCTAGAACTGCGCCAATCCATTAGCCGCGCAGGCGGTGCGCCGGTCATCAGCCTGGATGACGCCAGACGCCTGCTGGTCAGCCCATACAGCTACAATCTGCCAGATAGCGGATATGGCGCTGTCTGATGCTGCAAGCACTGCCAACATCTAAGGGCTACCGCGTCAAGGCGGTCAGCGTGCCAGCCCCTGTGGGCGGCCTGAACAGCCGTGACAGTATCGATGCGATGTCACCGACAGACGCGCTGATCATGTCCAACTTTTTCCCGACTGTGGAGAAAGTGACCCTGCGCGACGGCTACACCAGTTTTTGTACAGGGATTGGCAGCGGGAATGTTGAAACACTGGTTGAGCATAATGCTGGCGCGAACCGCCAGCTTTTGGCAATCGGCAGCAACGGCACGCTTTACCAGATTGATACGGGGTCAGCGGTTAGCAGAAAGACCGGCCTTGCCAACGGCAGGGCAGAAAGCATTGAATTCAACAACAACACCATCTTTGTGCCGTCCGGGGCAAACGTGCCTTTTAGCTGGAACGGGTCAAGCGCCAGCGATCTGTCGATCACGCTGTCTGATAGCGTCAACGCGAACACTTTGACAGGCGTACACGCGCACAAGAACCGGGTTTATTATTGGACGGGCGACAGCCAAAACTTTTACTACAGCGCCACCGTTGACACATTCCAGGGCAATTTTACAAAGTTCCCTGTGGGCCTTGTCGGCACATTTGGCGGTAACATTATTATGATTAACACCCTGACCATCGATGGTGGTGAGGGCGTTGATGATCTGCTTTGCATCGTGATGACATCGGGTGAGGTGCTGCTTTACTCCGGCAGCAACCCCAGTAGCGATTTTGCCCTTGTCGGTACATTTAGGATTGCAGAGCCGATTAACGAAAAACGCGCCATTGCCAAGCTGGGCGGCGATGTCATCGTGATGACCAAAGAGGGCTATCTGCCTCTAAGCCAAGTGGTGCGGCAGGACATTGTTGGCAACAAGGCAGCAGCCATTTCAGAGAAAATACGCGGCACGGTCATTAGCCAGGTCGCGGCAACCGGCACGACCACCGGCTGGCAGATATTTGTCAGCCCGGATGGCGACAAGGTGATTTTCAACTACCCGACAGGCGACGTTGACCCGTTCAACCAGCATGTGTTCAACCCGATCATCAGGGCATGGTGCATCTTTGAAAACATGCCAGCCCATGTCTGGGGGCAGTTCAACGGCGATACATATTTTGGCAGCGCGTCAGGCGTAGTTTTCAAGGTGGGTGGTGATGCAGATAATGGCTCAGACATTACTGGTGATTTGGCTACCGCTTACAACTATTTTGGCGACAGGGGCGGCGTAAAACGCTTTAGCAGCGTGCAGCCCATACTGGATGGGGAGACAACGATTGATTTCTCGTTTGGTGTGGGCGTCGATCTAGGATCGCCACGCGCCATTGATGTCACGCAAGTCAGTTTTGCATCCAACCTAGCGGCTTGGGACACCGCGACTTGGGATGACTTTTTCTGGGCTGATACCACGGGCGCTGGCGTGACCAAGCGGCGCAAAGCGGTCAATCGGCTTGGCTACTCCAGTGCATTGCGTATTCAGGTCGCAACCAGCACCCAAACAATCAGCTTTATCAGCGCTCATTATACCTTTGCACCAGGAGGGCCAATCTAATGCCTTTTTCCGGCGGCACCTTTTCGCGGACGTTTGACTGCACGACAGATCGTGACAATGGCGTCAAAATCCTTGCATCCAAGTTTGACACAGAACTGGACGGCTTTGCGACTGGTCTGACCACGACCATTTTGAAGGACGGCACGCAGACATGCACGGCTGCGATCCCGTTTGCTCAAGGCATTACCCTGCCTGACAACAAAACCATCACGCTTGGTACAAACAGTGACATCACAATACAATATGATGAAACGACGAATGACAGCCTAGAGATTGCAGCCAATGTAGAAGGCGCAGCGCTTGGCATCGTACTGAAAGCCGACCAAGGCGATGACAACGCAGACCAGCACAAGGTAAATATTGCTGACGGCGGCGTGCTAACACTTGGAAGCAAAATCAGCGGCAGCTTTGTCAGTTATCTCACACATACGCCCAATGCCACAGTCGCAGACAGTACAACGGCTGTTGCAGGCAATCTGACTGTCGGTGGTGACCTGACGCTTGGGTCAGGCGCTGTTATCAGCGAGGCTGAACTAGAGGCCATTGACGGCGTTACAGCAGGCACTGTGACGGCATCCAAGGCTGTCATCGTAGACAGTAACAAGGACATTGCCAGCTTCCGTAACGTGACGCTGACCGGCGAGTTAGATGCTGGGTCACTAGACATCAGCGGCGATGCCGACATTGACGGCACGCTTGAAGCTGACGCCATGACGCTGAACGGCACGGCGATCACGACTACCGCCACACTGTCTACCGGCATTTCAAACAACAATGTGCCGATCTTTACCAGCGGCGTGGCTGATGATGATTTCCTGCGCGTGGCTGGCACGTCTATCGAAGGCCGGTCTGCATCAGAGGTGCTGTCAGATATTGGCGGTCAAGCCAGCCTGACATTCGGCATCAGCAATACAAATGCCGTCAAAATTGACAGCAGTTCAGTGGCTGATGATGAGTACGCGCGTTTCACAGCCAGCGGACTAGAGAGCCGGTCAACGTCAGAGGTCTTGTCAGACATAGGTGGCCAAGCTGCGCTGACGTTTGGCATTTCAAACACCAACGCAGTCAAAATTGATAGTTCATCCGTTGCAGATGATGAATATGCCCGGTTCACCGCTAACGGCCTAGAGAGCCGGTCAACTAGTGAGGTGCTGTCTGATATCGGCGCACAGGCCACGCTGACCTTTGGAATATCCAACACCAATGCAGTCAAGATCGACAGTGCGTCTGTCGCTGACGATGAGTATGCGCGTTTCACTGCAAATGGTCTGGAATCCAGATCGACATCGGAGGTGCTGTCTGACATCGGTGCCACCACAGCCACTGATGCGGCCAACGAGGCCACCGCGTTAGCGATAGCCTTGGGCTAAAGGAGAAAACGAATGGCTAACACATTCAAAGTGGTATCACATGATGTGATGCCAGCCAGTTCTGGCACGCCTGAAGACCTGTACACCACGCCTGGTAGCACCACCACGATTGTCCTTGGCATGGTGCTTGCGAACGTACACACAAGTCAGGTGACAGCCAGTGTGAAGCTGGTCAGCGACACATCTGGTGGCGGCAGGGCTGCGACAAACACCACTACGTTTTTGCTGAAAGACGCGCCTATTCCTGTTGGCAGTTCTTTAGAAATTCTTGCTGGAAATAAAGTGGTTTTGGAAACCACAGATCAGATTGAGGTTGATTGTTCTGTGGCGGATAAAGTCAGCGTAACTATGAGCATCATGGAGATAACCTAATGCCGTATTTGGGCCAGCAAACAGCCGATAACTTTCAAAGCACGTTACCAGTACAGCGTTTCAACGGTGATGGCAGCGATACCACATTCACCCTGACCACTGCTGTATCCTCTGTGCAGGATGTCCTTGTGTCTGTTGACGGTGTTGTCCAAGACACTGCTGCATACACCATTCCTGACGGCACGACCCTGACATTCACTGCTGCCCCATCAAGTGGCACTGGCAATATTTTTGTAAACTACCTTGCTCCACAGGGTGCAACAATCACACCCGCTGCTGAGAACAAAGGCAACTTTAAGGGCGGTGGCCTGTTCCGTACCAACGCACAGTCATTGACGGCAGACACAACCATCCTTGCAACTGAGAACGCAAACGTGACAGGGCCATTCACTGTAGCTAGTGGCGTGACCCTGACCGTTGAAAGCGGCGGGACATTGGTGACGCTATGAGTACGTTGAAGGCAGATACCATCCAAAGCACCAGCGGCGGTGCGGCTACGCTGACGAAGCAACAGGCACCTAAGATGTGGACTAGTGCGAATCAAAGTACGGCTGCTATTAGGGATAGTCTGAACACCTCAAGCATTACAGACAACAGCACAGGTAATTTTACTAATACGGCAACGTCTGCTCTGGCAAACGCTAATTATGCTATCTCTGGCACTAATGTTGGAGACACGCAAGGCAACTATGCTCTTAATGTAAATTCCGCAGGAGACGCCAATACAACGACGACTCATCGATACTCCAACTTTAATACTGTTAATGATAATTTTTATGACGCTGCAACAATTAGCACCGTTGTACAGGGAGACCTCGCATGAGTACCATTCTTGTAAACACGCTGACTGGTACTAGCACTGCTGGCTCTATTGCAGTCACAGGTGAAGGCAACAGCACGACCACAAACTTGCAGCAGGGGCTGGCGAAAGCTTTTGCTAAAGCCACTAATTCAGCGGGGTTAGATGACTCTTTTAATGTAAGTGGTGGCACAGACAACGGCACTGGCGATTACACCTATGCGTTCACCAATAACATGGCGAGTGCCAATTATGTTGAGATGACTAATAGCACCTACGCTACCCTGTCGGGTTACGACACAAACGAATTAGCAACCTCAAGCTATAATGTAAGATGTTTCAGTCGCAATGACTCAATTACTAATATTGATGATGTGAATCACTCGCAAATTACGGGAGACCTCGCATAATGGCATTCGGTATAATCAAAGCAGATACCCTGACGCACTCGACTGCGGGTTCGCTGGCTACGAATTATGTCGTGAATGGTAGTGCGAAGGCGTGGGTTAATTTTAACGGCACTAGCACTTTAGCTGTGAGGGATAGCTTAAATCATTCATCTGTTACGGATAATGGAACAGGTCATTATTATCCCAACTTAACCTCTGCTATGGCTAATGCTAACTATGCAAACACCGCTATGACAGTGGATACTGGACCGGGCAATTTGGTTTGTTTTGATGGCGGCACATCTCAGACAACAACACAAATAAGAATATATGTTTTTGGTGCAAACGTGACCATCGTTGACGCCAGCATTGTCTGTGTTGATTACAACGGAGACCTAGCATAATGACAGTGACCCCAGAGTTTCAAGGCACACATCTATGGGACAGGCTCTGTTGGGCCAAAGAGAACCTTGAGGGTGTGCAGTCAGACTATCGGGTTGTCTATGAGGACAGCGTAGACGAGTGCGCCAAGATATTGGTGCCTGATCCAAACTGGATGGCGTGTGCGCTACAGGGCGGTATCCTGCCACCTGTCGAAGTTTATTGGGAACTAGCAAAGGACGAGGCCGAAGAGGGCTTTACGAAGCACACCCGTGGCTACCTGTTGCACAACACCAAGCCTGTTGACGCAATGACTGAAGAACAGGCGATTGAGTACCTGATTATGAAAGACGTACCACAGTCCGTATGGCGGGTGTGGAACGAGGGCAACAAACCGAAGATGGTTATCTGCCACAAGGAACAGCTTCCCGGCACACGAGAGTGGCGCAACGCCTGGAAGATCACTGAAGACCTAGCCACTGATGAAACTGTAGCCGCATAAGGAGCAACCTGATGGCAACAACATATATCGTAGACAAGGACGGTAACTCGATTGATGCGTCAACCGCTACCGTTCCTTCTGACCGTCACTTTCGTGGTGCATGGTCATTGAGTGGCAGCGTCATCTCTGAAGACATGGATGCAGCCAAAGTGATCTTCAAGGACAAAATCCGTGAAGTACGTGCGCCACTGCTTGAGGCAGAGGACGTAACCTACATGAAGGCACTTGAGGCTGGCGACAGTGATGCACAGGCTGCATCTGTAACAGCTAAGAATGCCCTGCGTAATGCACCGGCAGCTTCGGCAATCACTAACGCTGCTGACATTGCAGCACTGAAGGCAGCTTGGGATACAAGCGTTCTTGGCGACTCGCCTTACGCATAAGGAGATAAGTCGTGGCACTTACACAAGTCATAAATAAAGGCATTGGTGCTGGTAACACTGTTACTGGTGAAGGCAGTGCCACGACATCCTTGCAGCAGGGGTTAGTTAAAGTTTGGACATCTTTTGAGATGCAAGGAACAGCAGCAACCTTTGACAGCTTTGCTCACAGCAGTTTGACAGACAATGGCACTGGCGATGTTACGCTTACAAGCAGTGCTGTGATGGCAAATGTTTTGTATGCACACATTGGCATGGCTGGTCTTGATGGCAACAGTCTAGATTCAATTTCTCAATGTTACGGCCAGACGGTGCCTACAACTACAGCAGCAAGGTACGTTATTGCTTACGCTAATACGTCATTGAGTGACACTAAAAACTCTGGTGTTGCAAGACTGGGAGACCTCGCATAATGCCATACATAGGTAAATCCCCATCAAACGGTGTTCGTAACCGCTTTCAGTATCAGGCCACTGCCGGTCAGACATCATTCAGTGGCAGCGATGCCAGCAGTGGTGTCCTGAACTACTCAGACAGCCTGTACATGGATGTGTACCAGAACGGTGTGCTTCTCGTACCCGGCACGGACTACACCGCTACGACAGGCACGACGGTTGTGTTGGTAACTGGGGCCAGCCTAAATGATACAGTTGAGATGGTTGTGTACGATGTGTTCTCTGTGAACAACAGCTACACAAAGACTGAGGCAGACACACGCTACCCCTTTAAGGGCAACAACAGCATCGTCCGTTTGAT